TAAGCTATTTACTTTTGTTCCATATTCAACTCTAACAATTGCTTCAGCCATATCAATATCCATGTTACGAGCTAAATTAAGAGCTTCAATTTCCCATTCTATATTATCTAATTCATCTTCTGCTATTTTTGAAGGTACAAATTCATAATATTTTTGATCAACAAATGGGTGATATAAAGATAATAATTTTTGTAAAATTATATTTTCTTTAGGTACACTAAGTGTTCCATCTCTAAAAGTTATATGCCCTAAAGTAACTTCTCCATTTTGTTCATCAACAAATGGACTACTCATGTTAGTAGCATATCTTAACTCTCTTTGTTTTTGTTGTTTTTTATCAAACCATAATAAAGGATGTCTTCTAGTATGTTTTGAAGGAATTGTATATGTTAAGGGTTCTTTATTGCCTTTTAGTATATAAACTCTATCTTTTACTTCCCAGTTATTTTTTTTAACTGTTTTAGGTTGTGGTGGTGTTGCAACTGCAACTACTTCTTCCATTACCTCTTCTTTTTTTGCTTTTTTAGCCATAATATAATATAATTAAATAGTTTAAAAAATAATAATTACCTCCACCCGAAGATGGAGGTTATTATTAATGTGAATAATTACACTCCTTTGAATAATACAAAGTTGTTAGCAGCTTGAG